TTCTCCTATATCGGCTTTCTTTTCTAATTATGTTTGAGATTCAGAATTATTCCTAAATTTACGTTGATCTTATCGTCTCTTTAGATCTGAAAGACCGCCAGGATATTCGATTTAATTGGGGTGATAAAACTATTTTCAATTAAACGCGCTTTATTCTGGCAGTCTTCCTGAAGTTCGGTCATTACTCTTGGATGTTGTTGGTCACCACGAAGTCGAGTGAGACGAACTCGATGCTCTTTGTGGGTTGGACGAAGATCTTACCGCGGAGGGTGTTGTTGAGGATGTCGTCCTGCGTTGTCGTGGAGGAATCAATAACAACCTTGAACCTCTCGAGACCTGCGAGTGCCTGGATTCTCTGAAGTCGTGGGGTAACGGCCGCAGAGAAGCGAGCGAGTGTGGCTTCGCGGTTGGGCTCGAAGATGATTGTATTGGCAATCTCTCGAACTTGGCGACGGATCTCGATGAGGAGTCTTCTCACGTTGACTCTGTCGAGAGCTGAAGCAGCAACTTGAAGTGTCTTTTGTCCCCACACCACGAGCCCACCTGTTGGGTTAGTTCCTGATTGTGGATTGCCTTCTCTATTGGCAAAAGCCACGAGAGGATTGACGTTGTTGTCATACAGATTATCAAGTTCTAGCTTGGAGAGAATTACTCGTGCTTGACGTGCATCTTCAGACAGAGCTCCGCGAGTGAAACCAGCTGGTGCGAACCAAGGATGGCCCACAGCATCGTTTAGTGCGAGAGCACCGAGCACGACGACTGAGGGTGGAACCTGAAGGTTTTTGCCGACTGGGTCTCGATAGAGCACGTCTGGGAAGTAAGCTGCAGCGAACGAGCTGTCAACTGATCTATCCTTGAAAGTGTTGAGCGTATTTGTGACTGATGGGAAGTCAGAATCATCTCTAACATTCACACCGTCTTCGTCTTGTTGCTCGATGTCCATGATAAACAGAGCATCAAATCTCTCTTCTGTAGCATTTATCGCTGTATCAGTAACGAGAGGTTCTCTGATGCCGGGTATTGCAAGAAGCTGAATGTCGACGTTGACAGTGTTCTTCATGATCTCAATCGCCTTGAGGTAAGAAGAAACGCTGGGTCCCTCGTTAAGACCTCGGCCAAAGCCTGAAGTCATATCAGCAACGACTGCCAAGTTTGTGATATTGGCTTCGTTCTCATCGAAGATGTTGACACCATCGAATCCACCTTGCATGATCGTTGAGAACTTAGCAAACCTCTTATTATCTCTAAGGTCATCGACACTGAATGGTCTTGTTTTAGCAGAATCATCTGCTCCGATGCTATCGGAGAGATAACCGCCTGCCGTGGGAGCTCCGCTTCTCACGTAGACAGCCTTTAACCACTTGTCTGGATCCGCAAAAGTGCTAGAGCCGGTTACGACCTGGATGTTTTCCAGTGTAAAGGAGTTATTACAGAAGAGATCAGAATCAATTACTCCGAGCTCAGCAGTAGCAGCTTGTCCTGCATTGCTTCCTGTGATAAAGTTAGCTTCTCCCACAGAGATTGCTGGGAAGTACTTAGCAAAAGACTTGATGCTGTTATTCTGAACGATAGAGCCGTTCTTCTTAAGAAGTTTCTCAGGGTGCTCAAACTGTACACCCCAATAGAATCCCTTCTCGACTTGTTCTTTGACAGACCATTCTTCGCCTGTTGTAATCTTAGATCTAAAGGGAAGAGGAGGCGTGACAGAATTCTTTAAGAAGTCTGCGGGAATTGTAGCTTGACTCATGATCGAAGCAACAGAAGATGGTCCGACTGACGATAGAGGAGAAGAACCCGAAGTCACAAGATGGTCGACGCCGCGGAAACCCATAGGTAGAGCAACTGGATCGACGAATCCATTCTCAATGTCAGGGTTTATTTCTACTCTTACATAGTTAGAACGATTTGGATAGTTGCCCTCAATCACCAGCTTTTGAGATGACAATTCTCTATCAAAGTCATAGTAAGCATGTAAATCTCCTATAACCTTGGCAATGTAACGATCCGAAGAAGGATCAAGTGTCACACCTGCGAACGTTTCATTTGGAATATTTTTCTTATCAAGATCTCTGTCAGAAAATTCTCTGATGACAACATCAAAAGTACCGTATTTGTTGATAGGATCGGTAGATTTATTAATGTTCTCAATTGAAACCTTGTATTGAGATGAAATACCTGCACCGTCATCCAGAGCATGAAGTTTAAACAGATTAACAGACTTACCGCCAAGTTTCTGCGAAATAAACCAGGGTGAAACTGCATGACCAAATCTATCTCTAAAGTTTTCGTAGTTTGGTACGTTAGTTCCGCCTGCATTTCTGGCTAGAGATGACGTAATTAAGAATGCCGATGGCTCAAATCCGCCGAGAGGAGTTGAACCTGACACTGTATTGATAACTCCTGATCCTGTGACTGAAGCAAGCGTAGGATGCACATCCCAGTTAGCGTAGAGATAGTGTCCTTTCAGCTGCATCTTATAAGGATCTGTGTTTAAAACGTCTGCAAAGTAGTTGTTAGATGTAACATCAAAAGAAGCGGTCAGAACATTTGGATGATCTGCGCTATTGCCTTTGTGTCCGTTGAGCAAGATGACAAATTCTTCTTTTGAAGTTCCATTTTGTGTAAGAACTACATTTCCAACAAGGGTACCGTTAGAAGATGCATCTGAAGCAACGAGACCAACACCGGGTGATGCAGAAGTTAAGCCAGATCCAGGCATTGACGAAGAAAGTCTAATAATGACTCCGCTGGGTGCCATAAGCACGCCTCTGATAATCGGTATTGACTTTGACGAACCTTGAATGCCTGCCTCGCTAAAAACTTTAGATCCAGCTGACTCAGACATAAAGCAACCGAGGAAGTAAGTTCTTCCAAGCGGACCACCTGAATTAGCATATGGATTTTCACTAATTGAGTCAGGATCGGGCTGTTTTTCTCCAACAGTAAAACCTGCACTAGTGACATCGCCCTCAGCATTTCTCTTCTTGCCGTTACCGACGCCTAGAACTCTGAGGTAAGTTACAGCTTGAGCATTTCTCAACCATTCACGCACTGCAAGAGGTCCAAACTTCTTGCCATCTGTCTCACCAAACTTAGCAGTCCAGTCAGATAAATTTCCGACTGTAACAGGTACGAATGCAGGACCTGACATAGAAGTACCAATGATGCCTGCTGGTACACCAATAGGTTCTTGGGTTGTTGGACCCGTAAGATCAATTTCTCTCGCTGTTACGCCTGCGCTTCCAAACTTTAGTTTTGCCATTTAAGCTCTCCAATTACTAACTAACTATTAACTAAAACTCATTTTCACACGAACTGAACGCCACTATTTGTGACGATGAAGTCAATTGCTATGAACTCAACAACTCTTGTTGGAACAACCACAATTCTACCATTCAGCCTATTGAGATCAGCATCTTCCTGTGTGTTATTTGTTTCGTTCATTATGACTTGGAAACCTTCGATACCTGCTTGAACTTGAATTAGGCCGAGCTGGAACGAAGCATCTGCAACGAACTTATTTCTAACAGCGGGAGTGTTTTGCTCGAAGACAATGCGTTGTGCAATTCCGATGATTATTCTCTTAATCTCAAGCATTAAGCGTCGAACATTGACTCTATCGAGTGCTGATTTATTAATCTTAAGTGTCTTTTGTCCAAAGATAACGAACCCTAGCCTTGGGAATGTTGCAATTGGATTGATACGTGAATCATAGAGACGATCACGATCGCTGACGTTAAGACGAACTGCAACGTTTGTCACGAAGTCTAGAGCTGCACGATTGAAACCGGCCGGAGCGAACCATGGGTAAGATATTCTATCGTTAAAGCCAAGAGCTCCGAGTGCTGCAACAGATGCAGGAACCTTGACTCTGCGGCGATTAGTTGCGTCGTCAATAAAGACGTCCGGGAAATACGTTGCAACATAGTCGTTATCAATATTTCTTGCATCGAGCTCGTTGCAGACGTAGTTTATGTTCGGCTTTGCAGTCGAGTCATCATACAGTCTATTGCCGCTATCGTCGTAAGACGGAATGTCCATGACGTGAAGTGCAAGACCGTAGTCTTTAACCTTTAGCATGGTATTGTCATTAATGTAAGGTTCACGAATGCCAGGAATTGAAAGAATATTGTTATTTGCTATGATTGGATCAGTTGCAATTGTGACTGCTGTAAGGTAAGACGATACTCCGTTGTTGTTAACATCTTGTCCTGCTGGATTTGAAGAGAAACCTGGGATGCTGTTGCTAGTAGAAGCACCTCCACCTGCATCGAATGACACCGATTTGTCATTTAGCCGACGTGAGTTTCTTTCCAAGAAGTTGACACCATCAAATCCACCCGCCATAAAGTTAGTGAACTTAGTGAATGCAGAGAATCTATTAAAGTCTGCTGCTGATCCTGACGCTAGCAATGTAGCAAGAGTCATTCTATTTCTTCCGCCTTCAGAGAAGGTGTACTTAGTATTGTCAAGCTGTGCATTTCTTATGTAGACAGCTTCCTTCATATGCGCGGAAACAGAGCTAGTCAAATCACCTATTGACGTATTGTATAGAACAACCTTTGACAAGCTAAACTTGTTGCTATTGACAAGATCTGCATTAGACCCTGTTGTTAATGTTCCCAATTTCTCTATGCCTACAAACTTTGTTAGAGAACCAAGCAGAGGATTCTTTTCTTGAGAAACGTTAGGATTGAGTAGAGTTAAGCCTGCAGGATCGGAAGAAACGCTGTCTCTTTCAAACTTAACACCCCAGTACAGAGATGGATTAGTAAGCTCAGAGTTTCCAGCCTGGCCCACATAAGATGGACTCGACGCCATCTCACCTCTTGTCACCTTAAATCTAAAGGGAACTGGTGGGACGAAAGATGAAGAAAGACTTAAGTAAGAACTGTCCAGAACTCCAGCAAGTCTTGATTTAGAAGGGTCCAAAGCAGTTGTTGAAACAACGTTTGGATTTACTTCAAGAACTGACGGTCCCTTGAACCCAAACGGGAGAGACACGGCAGGAACTTGTTTATCCTCAACGAGTGAGTCAACAATAACTCTAACGTACTTAGAGCTATTTGGATACTTGCCTGTGGCGACAATTCTCTTCTCACTTGGAATTGCAGAGTCAAAGTTATAAAACACCTTGCGGTCGCCGATGAGCTTGGCAACATAGTTGGGTGCGTCAGGATTGAGTGAGCACTCAGAGAACTGCTCAATCACTTTTGGATTTTGATCTGTGTCATCCCAGCTTCTAATTTGAACTGTAAATGTTCCGTAGGGTAGTGCATCGTTAGTTGAAGCCTTCAAGTTGACGATTGAGATCTTGTAGAGCTGATTTGCGTATTCGCCGTCGTCAAGAGCTTCAAAATGGAAGAGATCATATTCAGTCTTGCCAAAAGGCTGTGAGATGAACTTCGTTGTCTTCGGTGTTGTGTATCTTGCGTTGTAAGATCCGAATGCTTGTCTGTAATTGATACCAGTCTTTGCAATGTTGGCAGATCCTGATAAAACAGCAACTCTGCTCTGCGCGCTACCGCTCGCAAAAGCGACTGCCTTGTCAATTGCAAAGTCTGCATGTAAGTAATGCTGCTCTTGATAGAACTTATCAGGGTCTCTATTAAGAATCTTTCCGACGTAATCATTCGACGATGGATCAAATGATGCAGTTAAAACCTTGATGCCTGCGACGCCATCTGCAGTTGAATATGCAGAACCTAAAGACGAAGAGATGATGATCTTAAAGTTTCCAGATCCAAGGTCTGCATCATCCTTAGTCAAAGTTGCGGCAGTGAAAGTTGAATCAGTAATTGATCCATGTGATGCAGTTACCATAACTCTTGCTGTATTTGGAGTCATGATAAGGCCTCTCACTAAGTTTACATACGTTGAGCCTTCAAACGTATTGTTGTCTGAGAAGATAGGTGCTGCAGCAGATTCGTAAGTACCAAGCTCATGTCTAGCAACAAGGAATTGGACCGCGCCTGCATGTCTACTGTCATAAACGGCAGTGCCTGGCAAAGAAAAACCTGCATTTTGAACAGTTCCAGAAATGCTTGTTGCAGCTAAATGTGCTGAAGTTGAGTTTGCTCCTGCACCGAGCACCCTGATATAAGAGAGTGCTGTTCTGTTCTTTAAGAACTCATTAGCAGCGTAAGGACCGAATTTATCTGGATCAAGATTGCCAAAGACCTCAGTAAATTCTGAAAAGTTGGCAACCGTAACAGGAATAAATGCAGGTCCTTTATTAGATGTACCAATGATTAAAGCTGGTACTCCGCTAGGGCCTGTAACTGCGGGTGCTGAAAGATCAATCTCTCGTTCATAAAAATTTGGCGACCTAAAAGTCTGCTCTGACATGGACTATCTCCTTGACAATACCGTCATAACTATCGTCTAAAAAGTCACTATTAACAACAAATTTTACAGTAGCTCATCCAGGTCATAGCCTGAATAAATTGTTTCTCCCTTTGAATTCTTTGACTTAATTTTTATAAGTCTTTGTCCTCTGGGTGAGTTTAGATAGGCAGGGTCATTTGGCGCACTAGAACCAGGGTTATTAGGATCATTTGATCTATACGGGCTTAGATTTTTTTGGTCCCATCCGACGTATCTTTGGTCTGACGTATTGTTATACGCATTAGTGAGAGGAAGAGTTGGATCATCAGATCCTAAAAGATACTTGTTTTCTGCTTTGCTATTAGTTAAGTCTACTGACCCGCTTGATAGATTTTTAAACTCAATTGATGTCGATGAAACGTATCTTTTTATTGGTATTGGAGCGCCAGGAGTTTGAGTTGCAAAAAAATATGCAGGGACTGTTACGTTAAAAGTGTGCTTAATAAATCTTTCAACTGTAGACATGTCTTCAAAGCTAGACTCCATGTTAAACATACCACCGTCTATTGTGCCAATGAACCAGTAACCTTTTTGCGTATCAAGTTTCCACGACTGTGACTGCGGAAGAAAAGAAGAAACTATTTTTTCAAGTATTTGGTTAGAATGTTGCATGTATTGAGTCCATACAGTTACAGAATACTTGACTGTATAAAATTGAGGAGCTGGCAAAACGATTGTCTCGAATACATTGTTTGTTAAATCTGGTTTAAGAAGCGCTCCATCGTTGACATCTTTGTCTTGCGTTAAACTTCCTAATTTTCTTTCGGTGACTAATTGATTATTGATTCTTTCGTCATTTGGATTTACGGCAAGATTAGACTGATTTTTTAGTAGTAGTCGATTGATCAATGACTGATAGTCTCTATCAGATTTGTCGAGTCTACGTCTAACAATAATCTCTCCAGTCTGTTGATTTATTCCTCTTTTTGTAACATCGTTCGAAAGATCTTGGACTATTTCAGATCTCATTATGGTTATGAGAGGTAAAATAAGTGTACCTGTCTGATCTCTAACAGGTTTACCTCTTTTAAGCATTGCCCATTTTTCACCAGCCGCAAAGATAATTGGAACTTTTTCGTACTTAGAATCTGTTCCTCCTGCATAAGGAATTATTTCTTTGTCAAATAAATTAAATATTGCAGTGTCAACATCTTCTAAGCCACAAGAATTGACAAATAAATCACTTGCACCATAGTCTCTTTCATAGCCTGACTTTAATGGTGTTATACCATAATTCTTTTTGCTTTGCGTTTTAAATCTAGTCGGCATGTTTTAGTTACTCATCATAGAAAGAAGTTTTAATTTTTCGAATACCGTCAATTGGAGCATCAAGTACACCGGATTCTCTAAGATCTCTCTTGTCTCCAGTGGGATTGCCTGCTGAGTCGAGAGAATTTCCTCTCTGCTGCTCAAAATCAACTTGAACAGCATCAGCATCAGTGTGAGAGATATCTGTGGGTCCTTTAAACGGTGCCTTAAACAATCCTTCACGAGACTTAGTGCCAATGATCTTTATTCCAGATTTGTGGTCAGGCAAACCAAAAATATTTTTTGTAATCATTGCTTCGGTTATCTCAAAAAACAATTCGTCAAAAGAGAAAAAGTCGCCTATGTTGACGCTAATTCCTTTGTCAACCATGTCTCTATATTGAACAAATGCTTCTATCTGATACTGCTTATCAACACCAAATTTGTCAATTTTAGTTGATGACTGAAAGTTTGCATCTACAAAACACTCGATCTCTATAGGATTGTCATAGAATTTTTTTAGTGCTTCATTATAGATTTTGTGTGTCTTTGTTTTTTGTTCTGAAATTGGATAGTAATAAATCTTCTGACCAATTACATCCTTTACTATCTCTTTTGTTATATCGGAGATGAAGTTAAGTTCGCGCTGTGTTACAAATAATCTTGCCATAACTAAATCTCAATCTCTTCAGCCTATAACGATCGACTTGCCTAGCGGCATGGGAATGTATCTAAGAT